AATGAACGCCTGCGTGATCTCGGCGATCCGGCTGCGTGACTCCAGTTCGATGCGGGCGGCGTCCAGGAGCGGCGCCTGGCGTTGCATCGCCGTCTCGATCGCCGCCGTCGCGCCGGTGAACAGGCCGGTTTCCTCGTCGGTCAGGTCGCGGCCGGTCGACGCCGCCCGTTCCAACAGCTGCGTCTGGAACGCCTGTTGTCGTTCGATCTCGGCGGTGTATTCGGCGACGCGGCGATCCTGCACGGATGAAGGCATGGCAGTTGTCCTATCGGTAGCGGCCGGCAAGATCGGCCAGGGTGAGACGGTCCAAATTCGGTGTCGTGCCCGTCAGCCGCGGGCCGGTGAGGTGCGCGAGGTTGGCGCTGCGTACGGCGACGACGGTGGCGCCCTGATACGCCGGTTCGGGCACCAGCGCGACGTGTGCGAGGACGTCGGCGCGGCGCACCCGCCGCGACCGGCGGTCCGGTGCCCATTGGATGCCGTCCGGTTCGGCACCGAAACACACCGACGCATCGAGGATGCCGTCGGCCGCCCAATCTAACGTTTCGTCGCCCAGGGCGCCGACACCGATCCGCAGCGCCGCGTAGAGGCCGTCGGCCCGGTCGTCGAGCTGGCGGACGACGCCGACCGTGCGGGACGGGTCATGGTCACGGTTGACGAGGCGTTTGCGGGCGACGGCGGCGACGGCACCGAAGGCGTGCCGGGCGATCGTCTCCACCACCGGCCGGCCGTGGTAGTCGACGACGGCGTCCTGTTCGTACGGGACGGCGCACACCTCGATGATGCGTTCAGGGTGCCGGACGGTCGACACCGTCGCCGCACGATTGAACAGCTCCAGGCCGGTCACTTCAGGACGCCCGGATCGTTGATCGACGTCGGCGTGTCGAACCGTTCGTCCAGGCGGATTTCGGCGACGGTCTTGCCGTAGCGCATCACGCCGTCGTCGTCGACTTCGACGATGCCGTGCAGGACGGCGTCGGTCTGGGCACGTTCCAGCGGGCCGGGCTGAACGAACTCGTCCCGGTTCACCTCGAGGCTGGTGCCGGCCGGCAACAACCATGCCGACAGGGCGGCGCACATCGCCGACGCCCGCGGTTTCAGCCCGGTCCGCCAGTAGTAGTCGTAGATGCCTTCGGCGTTGCGGTAGACGAGCGACCCGTCGCCGGACGGCAACGCCATCAGGGTGGGCGGCACCCGCAGCAGGACGCAGATGAACACGTTGTTGACGTTCAGCAGGTCGACCAGCGCCATGTCGGCCGGGTTGATCTGCGTCGCCGTCCACGTCACGCCGCCCGACAGCACCGCCGGCAACCCCATCTGCGCGGCGCGGGCCGTCACCCATTGCTCGCGTAGTTCGTCGGCTTGGGCGGCGGTCAGTTCGCCCGGCACCGACAGGATCGACGTCGGCACACCGCCCGACGCGACGAACTGTGCGGCGTAGCGTGACAGCAGGTCGGCGGCCAGGATGCGGGTCCGGCCGATCTCCAACGGGCCGACCCCGCGGGCCGAATCGGTGCGTGACGTGTACCGCAGATGCAGGATGTCGCCGGTCACGTCGTCTCCGCCGATCGAGTAGCGGCGGCGGCCGCCGTCCATCTCCACGTTCACCAGCCACGGCGCGACGACGTGGAACCGGGCCGGGAACCCGGAGTGGTAGCGGGCCGTCGACAGCACGAACGCCTCGCCGCACTGGAAATCCCAGGCCAGCTGTTTGACGAATTCGCCCCAACCGAAATAGAGGTCCGGGTCCGGGTTGGCGAGCCAGCCGGCGTTCAGCGACGGTGAGGCGCCGACCAGGTAGGGCGGCATCGTGGCGAGCAGGCCGGCCGTCAGATCGAGACAGGCCCACGCCACGTCCGACAGGCCGGCCAAATGGCTGTGGCCCATTGACCAGGACGTCGCCCATTCGGCCGGCAGGCCGGACCACGGCGACGGCGGCGGCGGCCAGCTACGCGCCGGCACCGGTGCGCCTATCGAGACGACTTCGATGCCGTCGGGGTCGCCTGGTCGGGCGACCTCGGGGCCGACCGTCGCCGGTGGCACGTCGGCCGGGTCGTTGCCGTTCGGGGTCAGCGGATCACGCGGGATCAACGCCCGTTCCGCGTACCGGCCCGACGACGGCGGTCGCGACAGGCCCACGAACCCGCGACGTTACCACGAGTAACAGAGCGTCACCAGAGCATCGGGATTGATTCCACTGGCACGGACTGCGGGCTACCGCGCCTGGAATTTTCCATCAGTGTCACTGGGTCCAGGTGATCCGGGTTTACACAGTTCGGGCGGCCGCACCTGTGATCGAGCACCAGCCCGTCCGGTATCGGGCCTACGACCAGTTCGTAAGCGAAGCGGTGGGCGGTCACGGTGCTGCCAGGTCCGACACGCCCGGCGCGGAACACGCCATAGCCGCCGACCTTCCTCACCGCGCCTTCCCACAGCCAGCACGTCTCGGTCTTGCGAACGTGCCGCCAAAAGCGGTGTCGGGCGGCGGTGGGCGCGAACCCTGGTTGGCGGCGTCCCATGGCGCATGATCGCGCCGGGGTACAACATCACCGCACGGCCGGTGTCGGCGGCGTGACCTGTGCGGCGTCGAGCGCCCACAGGCAGGCGCGCAGCAGGTCGGTGCGGGCGTTGTTGTTGACCAGGCCCAGGCCGCCGCCGGCCAGGTTGTGAACGCGGGCGCGGGCGATCTGGTCGTCGAGCATGACGGTGCCGTCGTGCACGACGCGCCGTTCGGCGGCCAGGGCGCGCAGCAGGACCAGGCCGCGCCCGGTTTCGGTGGTGCCGGCACGTTGCGCGGCGAGCCGGCCGGGCAGGTCGGCGGGCAGCTGGTTGTTGAGGCGGGCGCCGACGATGAGGCGGGCGCCGGGGCGGGCGGCGACGAACACGCGGACCAGGTCGATCGCTTCGGACCATGTTTCGCAGGCCCGGCCGTCGACCTCGAACCGGCCGGCGCCGTCGGCGGCGACGAACGCGGCGGCGGCCCCGGTCCCTCGGTTTTCTTCTAGGGCGACGATGCCGGCGCCGTCGTAGGCGTCGAGTGCGCCGGCGCAGGCGTCCCACACGCCCGCCTCGAGCAGCGGTTCGCCGTGGCCGGCACGGCGCCGCACCGTCGGCCAGCGGTTCAGCCATTGCGCCTGGAACGCCTCGAACGGGTCCGGTTCGTCGGGGTCGTCGGTGTCGCCGTTGCGGGCGGCGGCGAGGCGTTGGCCGATCAGGCGTCGGCGGCGGTCCGTCCAGTGCGGCGACGCCTGCCGCCAGCCGGCCTCGTCGTCCAGCTCGACGCCGGGCGGTGCGGACCATTCGAGCCACAGGTCGGCGTCGGTGTCGGCCAGGTCGGCGACGGCGGCGTTACGGCGTGCCACCATCAGGGCGGTCGCTTTGCGGTGCGCCGTGCTGACCAACCAGAGCTGGGCGGCGGCGTGCTCGACCATCGTCGGCACCAGGCCTTCCTCGATGATCGTGGCCGGCACCGCCCACGCCTCGTCGACGACGGCCATGCTGGCCGACAGGCCGTAGACGGACTCTTTCGCTTTGACCAGCCAACGCGACCCGTCGGCCAGCAGCTCGATCGTTTCCTGCCCGTTGGCGTCGCGCACCTTGTAGACGTCGGCGAACCGGTCGCCGCGTGCCCAACGCCGCGCCGGGCGCTGTATCTCCACGCACACCGGCAGGTCCTTGCCGGTGTGCACGACGAGCTGCGGTTCGTCCCAACGGGCGCCCTGGTGGATGCGCCACAGGCACGCCTCGCGCATCAGATAGGACTTGCCGACCTGGCGGGCGACGGACGGGTCGACGGCGTCCCAGACGAGCAGGCCGTCGTCGTCGTGCTCCAGGGCGCGGGCGGCGACCAGTTGCTGCCACCAGCGCAACGGGCGGCCGGTGCGCTCCAGGGCGTAGGCGGCCAGCTCGGCGCCGTAGCTGCCGACGGCGCGCGGGTGCGGCGGTGTCATCAACCGCGGCCACGTCGCATCCTCGGGCACCGCCCGCAGGCCGGCGAGCCAGTCGA